TCAATTTGTCGGCAGATTTTTCTTTTCTAAAGCCGAGTCCAATTTTGTTGCTGCAACTTCATCTGCTTGTTTTAATGCGTGTCCGTATATGTTCATGGTTGTTCTTATATCTGAATGGCCCAGGCGCGCTGAAATAATTTTTGCATGGATACCTTCATTGATCAATAAAGTTGCAGACGTATGTCTTAGGGCATGAATGTTCACATATTTTAACTTATGACGTTTGATAAATCGCTCCCACCACCTTTGCATAGATGTAGGATTATATGGCTTTCCGGTTTCATCACATACCAGGAAGTTATGCTTTCCATCTTCCCACAATTGATTTGCTGCAAGTCTTTCCTTCTTGCGGATTCGTTCTAAACGTTTGATGGGCTCTAGTAAGGTTTGAGAAAATACAATATTCCGTTTTCTGGCGACACCATTTCCCTTTTTGATTTCATGTACCTGCAATCCCTTTTCCTTCGAAAATGTAACAGCCTGACGGACTTTAATAACGCGATTTTCATAGTCTATGTGTTTAAACTCGAGTCCAAACAACTCAGAACGTCTCATGCCTGTAGTAATGGCTAATTTCACAATAATCTGCCAATGCAAGACATGGTCCTCTGACTCTAAACATTCTAACAAGCGGGCGGCTTCTTCAATATCGTAGACTTCCACTTCTTTTGTATCTAATTTTGGTTTGTCTATTTTTTTGGTTGGGTTTTCCTTAATTAATCCGAGTTTCACAGCAAAATTAAAAATCCCATTTAGAATTCGATAATGATAATAAATTGTGGACTTTGAGAGTTTTCCCTTTTTCACCTTCATTTCACCATTTTCGTCTTTAACTTTATCTAATCGCATACCATCTTCCTGAAGGTTGTCCAAAAAATCAATAATGTGCTTAGGCCTAATTTGATCCAATCGCAAGGATTGAAAAGCTGGAAGAATCCTAATGTCTAAGTATCGCAGGTGAGTTGACAATGTAGTATGAGATAAATGTTTTTCAGCATGTTTTGGTAACCATTCCTTCTTGACAAAATCTACGAACATCATCTTCTCCGGTTCGTAATAACCTTCACCGGTAACTTCAGCCACGAAACGAGCAAGCTGTGTGTCAGCGTCCCTTTGACTCTTTGCCTTTACCGTTCTGTACTTTCGATTTCTTTTCCTCTTACCGGTTTTTAAATCAACATAAGTTCCCAAATCAACTTCTAATTGCCATTTGCCATTTTTTCTAGGTCTAGCATAACCTTTTGCCATTATGAAATCCCCTCCATAATCAGCTTGTTTTGATACATTTCCATCCGTCTAACTGCAAATTCATATTCTACATTAAACAGATTCATAATTTGGTAGATATTAACTTCTACTAAATCAAGAAGCATAAAAGTAGGTACACAAAAATGATAAGCAAAACGTTCTGCTTGCCATTCTTGCAGCTGACGAAAAGGTATTGGCATGCTTGATTGATGTCCTGCATGTCTTAATACATGGCCTATTTCGTGAGCAAATTCCTGCCATTGCTGTGTTTTGGTCAGATATTTATTCAAGAAAATTATATATTTCCCACCTTTATGAACTACTTCGCTGGCAAATTCCCAGTACTTAACTGGTAGTTTTAAAGAATTTGAAATAACGTCTATACATAAGCAACCAGGTTCTGCAATGGATAGAGAATTTAAAAATTGTTTTACAAAAGTTTCGGTTTGATTAAGTATTATCATTAAATCCCTCTCACTTGACGAGAACACTTGTTCTGTTGATGGTTGAAAAAAAACCCCAAATCATGGGGTTTTCTATTATTTTAATTCAATGTTTTTTGTTACAGTGCCAAAAATACCCTCTTGTGCTTCTACTTTAAGGTTGTTTGAATCAGCTATTTCTGGAGCAACATCAAATGCAACATTTCCAGTCATTTCTGATCCGGGATTTAGTTGTTCTAAAAAGAAACTGTTTTTGATAGACCCGTCCTCAGCTTGATTTGCTGATGTACTTGCCATTGAATCAGCTTCAAATGTTTTATCACCCTGTTTTAATTTAAAAAATGAACCATCAATTGTAACTGCTTCATCACCATTGTTTTTGACAGTGATGTTGAGAATAACATATTTACCATTTGCTTCTTCAGGTAGTGAAGAAGGACCTACCTGTTCAGTTGTTGATTTTTCGTTAATGGTGTATGTCATTGCACCAACTTTAACTTCTTCTCCAATTCCAGGAAGTTTTTTAGTATCTTCTTCCTTGTTATTCTCTCCACTATCATTATTAGTATCTTCACTTGTATTAGCAGTCTCATTGGAAGTGTCGTTAGAAGAAGTTTCGGTTTCATCTCCTCCACTAGTTGAAGCTACTGCAATGATAATGATGGCAATCAACCAAACCCACCATTTTTTATAGAATGGTTTTTTGACTTTTTCAGCCATGTTTATTTCCCCCTTAAAAGATATTTCTTAATTTATGAAAATCTAAAGTTGCAAACTTAATCATCATCTTCTTCTTTAAAAGCTTCCCAAATCCTTCGAAGACGTCTTAGGTCCTCTTCCTTTGATTTTGGCAGTTCTTTATACCAGCGTTCTAAGTCTGGATCATTGATAAACGCTTCAAACGATTCTTCCTCGGTCATTTCAGGGTTGTCTGATCTACCTAAAATATAATCTGTTGTTACTTCTAGAGCGGTTGCTATCTTATCTAATTCGTGGTCTTTGATAGGCCTCTCACCTAATTCTATCCTGTTCATCACACTGGGATTAAGGTCTACTCTTCTAGATAGTTCTCTTTGATTCCACCCCTTATTTTCTCTTAATTTAATTATTCGTTTTCCTACCCTCATATCTAGACACCACTTTCTATATTAGCAATACTATTTTAACACGTTTCCGGAACGGAAAAAATAAAATTTCTAAAATAACAATATAAACTATTGACGTTTCTAAAATAGCAATGTAATATATAATTAAAATGTTGCTAAAACAGCAATGTAAGGGGTGAGCAAGTGCAAACATTAAACTTGTTTTACATCAAGAATCGACGAAAAGAGTTAGGAATTACTCTTCAAGAAATGGCTGATGAATTAGGTTTCAAAAACAGTTCAACATATCTGAAATATGAGACTGGAGCATATTCATTTAAAGCCGATCAGTTACCTGTATTGGCTGATGCGTTAAATTGCAATATTTCGGATTTTTTTAACCAAAACGTTTCTAAAATAGCAATAAATAAAAAGGAGGTGATCTAACTGCCTACCATCGGTTAATTGCTTATAAAAAAGCTATGCACCAACAAATACGCAAGGAGGTTGTTTAATGAATCAGCTAATTTTCAAACGAATTGGTTATGCAAAAGTACAAGTTGGAAACAAAATTCTAAATCGTCCTGATTCGATTAAAGTAATTAGAGCTTTTAAACATCGTTGGTCTCAGTTTCAAGTCGGTAACGAAATTACCGTTGATTTCAATAATCGTTTGCAATGTGATCTTTACAAAGATTTAAAGGAGGTTGCCTAATGAATCATTTAACAAAGATGTTTGATGGGTGCGAATTAAGAATTGTCGAGTTTGAAAACGAACCTTGGTTTGTTGCTAAGGATGTTTGCAATATTTTAGAAATTAAAAATACAACTCAAGCTGTCGCCAAACTAGATGATGATGAACGGTCTATGTTCAACATAGGGCGTCAAGGAAACACTAACGTAGTCAACGAGTTTGGTCTTTACAACTTAGTCTTAGGAAGTCGCAAATCAGAAGCTAATCAATTTAAAAGATGGATTACTCATGAAGTTATTCCAGCAATCAGAAAAAACGGATTCTATGAATTGGAACAACCCAAAAGCCAGTTAGAAATCTTGCAAGGTACTGTAAATGAATTGGTTAGCCAAGATAAAAGAATTACCAACCTGGAAGAAACCATGCGCATTGATGGTGCCCAAGAACATGCTTTGAATAAAAAAGGAAAACAAGTCGTCGTTGAAGCGTTAGGTGGCAAGGGTTCACCAGCCTACAAACAATTGGCTTTTAAGGCATTTTCGCAATTTTGGAGAGATTTTAAAAATCATTTTGAAATCCCTCGATATGGAGACCTTCCAAAGAAAAAATTTGAAGATGGGCTGCGATTCATCAGAATGTGGCAACCATCCACGAGCTTAAAAATAGAAATCGATGAAACCAATAATCAACAAACGATTAATGAGGTGATATAAATGCAAAACCAAACCATGAACACAAAAGAATGCGCTGAGTACATCGGTGTTTGTGTAAACACTCTTAGAAAGTATGTCCACCAACATGATTTACCTGTTTTGAAATTCCCAGGTAGAAGTAAGTGGGTTTTCCGCAAGGACCTGGTTGATGAATGGATTGAGCGTAAATCTAAGCCACAAATCATCAATGGACCTAATCAGAATGATAACTATGGAAAGCTCCGTTTATTGGAGCCTTAACCCTACTTTTCAATCCTATCAATTTAATTACCTATTAATGGTAGAAGGGAGGTAGAAATAAATGGATAAAGGTAGTCGAGCTGCTAATACTCTTAAGCAATCTCGAAAAAGCGTAAGCAAAACCCAACAGCAACTATCTATGGAAACTTACTTATCCCGTGAAGCTGTTTGTAAGCAGGAAAACGGAGAGTACAAGGTTCAGCCGGAAATGGCACAGCATTTTATTGATCAATATAACCAACCGTGGATAGCCTTGGAAGCAGCAAATGAATATATCGGCTGGGGTGTTACTCGGTTAGATGGACGAGCTGCAGACTTACATAGAAGTTCCGTTAAGGATAAAGCATCAGAAGAATTAGAAGAGGCGTTAAGAGCCATCAAGCGTGTCAAAACATCATTACACCCTGATTACGTTGAGAGTTTTCAAGTTCAAGATATTAAGCAATCTGTTCAAGAAATGATGGATGTTGTGACAGCTGGAGTCAATTGGATTGCAGTTGTATGTGAAGAGTACAAATTAGATTGGTCAAAAGAGTGGGATGAACACCATAGAAAGTTAAGGGCAAAAGATTATGTAAGGAGCTGATGATATGAATTTTGAAGAGCAGTTTTTACCAGAAGATGTTGAGCGGGCAAGGAAAGAACGTGCATGCGGTATCTATTTAATCGAACGTATGAAGTTGGAGTTTGAATATGGAAACTTTGAATCCGTTGAGCATTTTTATCAGGACTTGAGAAAGACGTTAAACACTTTAAATTATATGCGCAATAACAAAGTCATTAGCGATCGTGAAAAGCACCAGGTGATGGTGAAAGGGATTCCGTTAAATCCAATTACTGTTGAACAGTTTTTGAGGATGAAGAACCAGAGGAAGAACCATGAGTAATAAAGCAGTTGACCGTTGGATGTGGTTCTTTTTCATATTGATGTTCATTGTTTGGCAAGTTGTCATTCGTCTAAAAACATAAAAAATCAGCAAGCTAAAAAGCTTACTGATTTTAAAGGAATAAATAGCGCTGATTCAAATTTACCACAACTGAATACAAACGGCAAGGGTTTGACCCCTTGCGTCATGCCTAGAAATGATGAATCACCTCTAAATACCGTCTAGTAAAAATGATTGAGGTCCATCCATTCTCCCTGCCATACATTCCTGGGCATGACGGGTGAGGTCAAGTCACCTAATACATAGTGAAAGGAGGACAAGTCTATGACTCTAGAACAATTGCAAAAACATGCTCAAGCAGCAAAGGAAGCGAATGATTTAGGGATTTCGGCTATGTGGGGTAATGAAGTACTGGTTAAGCCTTATGTATTTTTAGACATCTTACAAACCCACAATTTAGCCCGTTCTGTTAGCCAAATTGATAATAATCAGGTTCAAGTCAAAACAAGCATCAATGGACTTAATTACTTCACAGTTGTTAGGAAAGACATCTATACAAAGATGTTCGAAAAAACGGCATAAAAAAGGCCCACCAATAAGGTGAGCGCCTTTTCTAAAATCATTTGGTTTAATTATACCACAAATTAAGGAGGAATAAACACATGAGCAAGCAATTAAATCTCTTGGAATTGCACCTTACGAATTTCAAGGGTATCAGGAACTTTGATTTAGTCGCTAATGGTGAGGATATCAACGTATATGGCGACAACGAAGCTGGAAAGACCACAATCTTTGATGCGTTTGTATGGCTCTTATTTAACAAGGATAGCCGTAACAAGAAGGATTTTGAAATTAAAACCCTAGTGAACGGAAAGCCACTCAACAAACTTAATCATGAAGTGGAAGCAAAATTCCTGGTTGATGGAGCAGAATTGTCTCTTAAGAAAGTGTACAAGGAAAAGTGGACGAAAAAACGGAGTAATCCGACTCCTGATTTTACAGGACACACTACTGACTATTTCATCGATGGTGTACCAAGCAAAAAGAAGGATTTCACGGACAAGGTTGCATCAATCGTAGACGAGGATATTTTCAAACTGTTAACTAATCCAAGCTACTTTAATGAGCAGCTGCACTGGAAAGACCGTCGCAATCTTTTATTAGAGATTGCTGGAGACGTAACAGATGAAGATGTGATTGCTTCAAATAAGGACTTGGAGGAACTGGCAGACATTCTAAGTGGACGTAGTATTGAGGACCATAGAAAAGTGATTGCTGCTAAACGGAAAGAAATCAACCAGGAACTTGATCGTATTCCAGTTCGCATTGATGAAATTAACCGTAATCTTCCTGATGTGAATGAGCTAAACAAGGAAGATATTAACCGTCAATTAGAGGATATTAACAGTCAAATTGAAGCTAAACAGCAGCGGATAAATGACATTCGCAACGGTAGTGAGGTCAACAATATTCGGAAGCAAATCAGTGATATTGACCTGAAGATTAATAACGTAAAGAACGAACACGAAAATGATGGAAAGCAGGAGCTTTATAAGCTTCAATCTCGACTTCAGGAAGAACAGTCAAACCTTAATATCCTTAAATCCAAGGTTGATAGTCAACAGCAACGAAAAGACATGAATGAGCGCAATATTAAGGACTTGCAAACCCAAATGCAGGACCTTCGTGAACAGTGGAATGAGCAAAATGATAAACAATTTGACCATGAGTCCAGCTGCACTTGCCCAACGTGTAAACAGGAGCTTCCAGAAGAACAGATTGAGGAAGCAAAGGCTAATTTCAATCGAAACAAATCGGAGCTTTTAGAAAAGATTAATCAAAAAGGCCAGGACTTAAAAACAAAGGTTGAGGCTATTCAGCAAGATAATGAATCCATTGAAAAAGAAATCGCAAAACTGAATAGCCAAATCGACGAGAAGAAAAAGTCAATTTCCTCCTTAGAGGCCAAAAAAGATAATCTTGATTCTAATGTCAAACCATTATCTGAAAATGTTACTTACCAACAACTTATGAACGATAGACAAGCTTTAGAACAAAAAATCGAGGAAATTGAAAAGTCAGTTGAAGTATCTGTCCAGCAAGTGCAGGAAGAAATCAGTGCCTTAAAAGAGAAACAGAGTGCTCTACAAATTGATCTAAGCAAGGTTGAGCAATCAGAGCAATCTTTAAAGCGTATTGGAGAGCTTGAGAATCAGGAACAAGAGCTATCGAAAGAATTTGAACAACTAGAGAAAGAGCTCTATCTCACAGAAGAATTCATTCGCACCAAAGTTAATCTCCTGGAAGAGAAAATCAATAACAAGTTCCAGTATGCGAGATTCAATCTGTTCAAAAAATACAACAATGGTGGATTAGAAGAGATTTGCGAGACCACATACAAAGGCGTGCCATACAGTGGCGGTTTAAATAATGCAGCTCAAATCAATGTGGGATTAGATATTATCAATACCCTTTCTAAGCATTATGGGGTGGAGGTACCAATTTTCGTGGACAATGCGGAGAGTGTAACTAAGTTGATTGATATTGATTCCCAGCTTATTAGCTTAGTAGTTTCAGAGAATGATAAGCAGTTGCGAATTGAAAATAATGCAAAAGCAGAGGTGGCCTAATTGGAAAAACTCACTCTAAATGAATGGTTAGAAGAAGGAAGCAAGTTATTCGGTGAAAACAAATTAAAATGGAAATTTAAATGTCCTGCATGTGGTCATTTAGCAAGTATTGAAGATTTTGTCGAACATGACGCTGATCCAAATGACGCTTACCAAAAATGTATCGGTCGTGTAAACGGAAAGGGAACCAAAAACCAAACGGATTTAGGCCATGGGTGTAATTGGGCTGCTTATGGATTATTTGGAACCCTCGATAAAGGTCGCACAGTTATTTCTGAAGACGGAGATGAAGTATCAGTATTTGATTTTGCACTATCTGAGGAGGCGGTTTAATTGAGTAAAAACGAATTAGCGCTAGTTAAGAAAGACACTGTAGATGTTGTTGCAAATAAAGTGAAGCAGTTCCAGGAGAATGGTGAACTCCATTTTCCTGCGAACTACAGCCCAGAAAACGCTATGAAATCAGCGTGGCTTAAATTACAGGAAGTTAAGGATAAGAACGGTAAGCCAGCACTGGAAGCCTGCACGAAAGATAGTATCGCAAATTCTCTGTTAAACATGGTTGTGCAAGGTCTTAACCCAGCTAAAAATCAAGGGTACTTCATTGTGTACGGAAACAAACTAATTTTCCAACGTTCCTATTTTGGGACAATGGCAGTCACTAAGCGAGTTGCTGAGGCTAAAAGTATAAATGCCAATGTGATTTATGAAGGTGATGAGGTCTCTTATGACATGGTGAATGGCCGTATTCAGAATCTGCAGCACAAACAAAAGTTTGGAAACATCAACAAAGACAAAATCGAAGGTGCTTATTGCATTATTGAGCTTAGTGAAGAGGAAGTTTATACAGAGCTCATGACTATGGATGAGATCCGACAGGCATGGCAACAGTCTCAAATGTGGAGGAAGGACCAAAAAAGAGAAAGAGAAGGCTCCACACACGATAACTTCAGGCAAGAAATGGCCAAAAAGACCGTTATTAATCGAGCTTGTAAGAAATTCATTAACTCCAGTGATGATGGAAGCCTATTAATCAATCATTTCAATCAAACAGATGAAGCAGCTGAAGAGGCTAAAGCCCAGCAAGAAATCAATGAAAATGCAAATTCAGAGTACATCGACATTGAGGCTTCTGAAGTAAATGAGCAACAAGAAGAACCAAAACAAGAGGCGGAACCTGAGCCTGAACCAGCACAAGAAGAACAAACATCAGTTGATGAAGTCATGAACGATATGGAAGAAAAAGAAGCTGTAGCAGAAGGGCCGTCTTTCTGATGATTGATATAAAGACATTAGCTTCCAGCTCGAAGGGGAACTGCTACCACATCACAGATGGCCAAACTCCCCTTCTTCTCGAAGCTGGAATTAATTTCAGGGAGATAAGAAAGGCGCTGAAATTCAATACTAGCAGTCTGGCAGGTTGTTTAGTCACGCATGAACACGGAGATCACACAAAAGGAATTAAGGACGTTGTGAAGGCCGGAATCAATGTTTATATGTCTCCAGGTACGAAAGAGGCCTTAAATATTGAACATCACAGAATAAAGCCTGTAGAAGCCAAGAAACAGTTTCAGATAGGTACTGTATTACCTTTTGACGTCGAACATGACGTGAATGAACCATATGGATTTCTGTTGGCCAATCAAGCTGTTGAGAAACTCCTATTTGCTACGGACACATTCTACATCCGTTATAAGTTCAAAGGGCTCACACATTTGCTGCTGGAGTGTAATTACAGCAAGGATATTTTGGACGAAAAAATCCTGGAGGGGTTAGTACCCCAGATGATGAGAAAACGTCTCATACGCTCTCATTTTAGCTTAGAAAACGTGAAAGAATTTTTGAGAGTAAACGATTTAACCAAGGTGGAAGAGATCCATTTGATTCATTTATCGGATAGTAACAGCGATGAGGAACGATTTAAACGTGAAATACAAGAACTTACTGGAAAACTGGTTTACATCGAATGATTGGGGGTGGTTTTAGTGGTTAGGCCAATTAAGGAAGGTTTAGATTATTTTCCATTAGATGTAGATATTGATCAGGACGACAAAATTGTATTAATTGAAGCCACTCACGGACTTGAAGGTTTCGGTGTAGTTATTAAATTGTTAATGAAAATCTATGATAACAGTTACTTCTATCAATGGGGAGAAAAGGAACAGTTACTTTTCTCAAGGAAAGTTAATGTCGACATAAATAAAGTTAATGTAATCCTAAACGATTGCTTAAAGTGGGGATTGTTTTCAACAGACCTATATGAAAAGTACGAAGTCCTTACATCTAAGGGGATTCAGCGTCGTTACCTGGAAGCATCTTCTCGCAGAAAGAAGGTCTTCATTCATGAAAAATATCTACTTTTGAGCCAATCAGAAGTTAATGTATACAAAAACCTAGTTATTGAACGCATTAACCAAGACTCACCACAAGTAAATGATAGCAAAAGTACACAAAGGAAAGTAAAGCAAAGCAAAGGAAAGGAAAGTAAAGCAGTAAAGAACGAAAATACGACTGCCATTGTCGTTATCGATAAATATCTGCAATTAAAAGGACAAATGCACCCAAGCCCTAAAGATCAACAAGCTGCCGAGCTTATTGAAAAAGAGGGTGTACCGCCTGAACAAGCTGAGTCTGCTTTAGTCCAATGCTTTGAGGACTTTGAAGCCAATAAACGCCATCAAAACGAAAAGATTAATAGCCTGAAATATTGCGTTGGTTATATCCTAGATCGCTACTACGAGGATAAGGACGGTGAAAACAATGACAACAGACTTCACGGACGTAGGAACAGCTATGCAAAAGGTCATAGCAAGGGCAAAAGCTATGAGCAAGTCTTACGAGAAGCAGAACTCGGAAAACAGGCCGCGACAGGACGTTGAGTGTCCTGACTGTAATGATACCGGGATGTTGCTGGAAAGGGTTGAAGAAGAGCTTGAAAATGGCAAGGTTATTTACCGAGATTTCGGACGGCCCTGCCACTGTAAAGAAAAAAGGGCATTACAAAATCGATTTAAAAACGCCCTTATCCCTAATGAGTTTCAAAATGCCAGATTCGATAATTATGAGCAACAAAGTGAAGTGCAGAAAGAGATGTTTGAGGCAACAAAAGAATACTTACAGTCCTTTCCTGACATCATTCAAGGGAAGCCAGAAGATAACAGCCTTGGATTTATCGCTGTTTTGGGAGAAACACGAATTCGGAGTCTAGATGCAGAAGCACGTTATCAAGCAAAGGCTGAACACAATAATTTCGGATTGGGAAAAACACATCTGCAAATGGCTGCTGCTAAATGGATAATGAACAAGATAAAAATCCGAGATGAGATTGCACCAGGTCAAAAGTCCAAATATACAAGAGGTTGCCGAGTGCTGTGTGTATCGGATGTATCGTTCATGGACGATCTTATTAACGCCAAAATGATGAACGACGAGGGATTGACGCTCTCCAAATTAACGAACAGCGCCATAAATGTTGATGTATTGGTTTGGGACGACCTAGGGAAAGCCAAATGGTCAGAAGCTAAAGAAAGCCTTTATTACAAAATCATCAATGAGCGGTACCGAAATCAAAGACCCATTATATTTAGCTCCAATGAAGACACAGGAACGTTATCAGAAAAGATTGGCTATGCTGCATCTAGTAGATTGCTAGGAATGTGCGGGGAGCGATTGTACGAGGTTGAAGGTGATGATTATCGATTAAGACAGGGAAAGAAGGTGTTTTAACTTGAAATTAGGCCAAAAAGTTAAGTTTTCTAAATCACTTTCAAAAAATCAAGGATATGGTGTCAATTACCAATATATGACTGAAGAACAAAAGCGTGAATTAGAAGAGTATGGATACATCAAATTGGAACGATTTTTAGAACGTGAACACAAGGAAAAGGAAGGTTTTGTTTGCGGAAAAAGAAACATCGTTACCACTGCCTGGTTAGAGGAAATTGAAAACCCGTATAGCGAATGGGATCTTGTTCAAACAGACGATGTTTTTGAAACAGTCTATGTTATTGCTTGTGATATGCGCGGGTTATATCGAGTTAGAGAAGATGACTTGGAGGTGATTGAATAATGTGCCCACTATGTAAGGGAAGAGGCGTGATGTGGAATGAGATTGTATCTGGATGTACTCAAGTTGTGCAATGCCCGAACTGCGAACCAAAGTCCAGAGAAGAAATTGACCGAGGATTAGCTACATTCACGAAGAGGTTACATAAGGCTATCGCAGAGCAAAGGATGAAAGAGAATGGCAAGTTACATCCCCAAGCTTCAGGCGAATGAGGAAGTCATTTGGTTTAACGATGATTTAGAACAGTGTATGCCAAAGTCAAAGGTTGATGAGGTCAAGAAGTTATGGAATCAGGGCTTACCTGCTGAGTTCATAGCAACAAAGGTAAAAGCAGATGAGTGGGAAGTGCTTTTCTGTGTGATTCATTTATTTAGAAATGGGTACAAGATTAGGCCATTTAAGTAAAGGAGGGGTAGAGTTGGCCAAAACCAGAACCAAAGGTGAATGCTATCGTCCTATCGTCACTGTAGATAAGACTAAAAATGGAAAGCCAACGGTGCTGAAGGTAAGCGGTGAGCGCTACATCATGGACGGGAAAACGAGGTCTATTAGCAAGAAGAATTGGAGTGGCAGGAAGAATTATTAGGAGGGATAAAGATGTCTGAGTGGTTAAGTACAGGAGAAATGATAGATCGTTTGAAAGTTGGGGAAGTTGCGGAAGCAGAGGAAGGCTATACGGTGATAAGAAATAACAATGGGTCAATCACATACTTAAACAAAGAACCAAAATATGGTCAATATTTAGCAATAAATTTAACCACCCATCGCTTGAAATGGCGCATCCTACCAAACTATGTCTCTTTCAGTGACGCAATGAAAGCTGTTGAAGAAGGTAAAAATGCTTATTGCGAATTCCAAGATGAGACAATCAAATTTGAAAGCTATAACAATAAATTGGGTTCAATATGTAAGGATAACGCTTGTACTGCTGGTGGCGGAGCGGAAATAAAACTAGCTTGGATAAATGCCGGAAAATGGACAATCGAGGAGGAAGCTGAATGACTGAAAAACTACCTGTTTACGAAGCAAGTGGTCATCATACAAAAGTGCTTAATGATATCCATAAAGAACGAGTAAGGCAAAATCGGCAGTGGGGAATTCAGAGGCATCCACACGGCTATTGGTACGCCATTCTCGGAGAAGAATTCGGGGAAGTAGGACAAGCTATCCAAAAAGGAAGTGTGGCTCACAAAACAACTGATGCAGATGATCTTTACGAAGAACTGATTCATGTCGCAGCGGTAGCAGCTGCTTTTGCTGAGCAAGTTAAAGAAGAGAGTGATAGTTAGTGTTTTTAGTTATCGAAGTAGACAGAGGTTACTCATTTGGGATTGATTGGCATAAAGAGATTAAAGGTGTGCGTCTGGGATTCATTGCGATTCATGTATTTAACACTAGGTTCGAATACTTTGTGAAGACTATGAAGGAGGAACGAGAGAATGCAATGCGCTAGATGTAACAGAAACCTAAAGGACAAGAAAAGCATTGAACGAGGTTTTGGTCCTGTTTGCTACAAAAAGCACCAAGAGGAAGAAAAGGAATTCCTCAAAAAACAAGTGACATTGGATGAAGCTTTAAAGGAGGCTAACTGATGAACGAAGATATTGAAATGAATTTAGGTAAAGACTATGAAAATTTTGTTTTAGAGTCTGAGAATGAAAGATTGAGAGGGATGGTTGATCAGTACCAGAAGCGGGAGAAGAACCATTTTGTTAATTATGTGCTGTTTGTATTTCTATTTTTCCTACTGGTTATCGGTCTGGGGATGATGATGTGATTGAATTTACCGTATTAGGAGATGCACAAGCTCAGGGCAGACCAAGAGCAGGACGTACCAGGAGCGGAAAAGTTAGAATGTATGATCCTCAATCATCAAGAACATACAAACAATACGTGAAGCTGGTTGCTTCTCAACATGCACCAAAAAAATTAATTCTGGGTCCTGTGAGTGTTTCTATTAAAATTTACAGGCAAATCCCCAAGTGCATGTCAAAAAAGCTGAGAAAGCTCTCTTTGGACGAAATATACAGACCAACAAAGAAGCCGGATTGTTCAAATATAGCCAAAGGCATAGAGGATGCTCTAAACGGTGTAATTTACAAGGATGACAGCCAGATTGTGGAGCTGCAAGTTTCTAAATATTACAGCGAAAAGCCAAGGGTAGAAATCACAATTAAAGAGATGGACCAGGAGGTGTCATGATGGGTGAATCCATAATAGAAGTATCCCCACAAGCAGAGGAATTTCAATTGTGCTTTCCTAACGATTGGAAGAAGGCTACAGGACATAGAGTAAAAGTTAACGACTTCCAATTCAGTGCTGTTCCAGTCACGGATAAAATCATTGTTTCAGAAATTAGTTCAGGAGCAAGGTTTTTTGAAACTCCTATCCCTAAAGAGGTTAAAGACTTTGAATCTACCATGACATTTTTAGAAATATCGATAGGGGCAAGGATTCTTATGATAATTAAAAAATTAGGGGAAGAAGTTATGCAAAAGGAAGTCAGACGTTTAACAGAGTTTGCTGTTAAAGAATGCGGAGAACAACCACCAATCACCAAAGTCGATACAGAATGGCTCAAAGAAGATATAAGTGACACCCTGCATTAAGAAACATATTTAAAAGAAAGGAGAAATCACATGCTTGAGTCCATTCATGGACCAGTTAAGACTTATTATTTAACACCCGAAGAATTGGCAGAACGGCAAAAAGGCAGAGCTGTGAATCTGTTTCATCGCAAGAAAGCGAAGCGTCAGCAAAGGCAAGTGGATTATAGGTGGCCGAAAGCTAGGAGGGGTTTAAGTGAAATGTAATATTAAAGATTGTTATTGGAATCTTTGGCATAAGAATGGTCCATTTAATGACGATCTTTCAAAACAATGCGTCAGCGAAGATTTATCAGCACACTATGATGAAAAAGATGATTTTCAAATGAAGCCAAACACTAAGGAGTGTCCAGGTTATCTATCGTATCTTGAATTTTGTGGTGTTAGTAAGACGGATTAATTTAAATCACACATAAAAAAAGCCAGAAGCGTGGCTCCCGACTTTACTCATCCTAAATCTATTATAACATGGGGGCCTGCTTCGTGCGATTAGAAGATGTTAATGTAGATACAAGTTCAAAGAAAATGGAAATCGATATAGAAGGAAATCAGCCGTTTTGTGTTGTATATTGTAATGGGAAGGCTAAGAAAACGTATTTGCCTGATCATGGAGAGACGAAAGTGATTACTCACCAAGGGAACGTGAAGAGATTGAAGTTTGATGAGGGGGAAGAGTTTTGAAGCTACTGAATGTGTTCAACAATGATATAACCAAAAAGATCATCTCAGTATCAATGTTTATAATGATTTTTATTATAGTTTATTTACTTCCTTTGTTATTGTTAATTATCGTAAAAATGCTTACAAACGTAACGATTTTTGAGCATATGTTCTTGTTAATTTCTGGACTGATACCAATTATTTTTTTAGCGCTTCCAAATTTAATTAGTATTATTGAAAATAAATTATGGAAAAAGGAAAAACTGAAAATCTTTGATTATCAATCTATGTATGAGGAAATATTTAATGTTGATAATAACGGTGAAAAGAAGGACCCATTTAAAAATCTTAAGCAATTGAAGGCGAACATTTTAACTTACTGTAATAATAGCTTGGATGAATTAAGGTTATTAAAGTCATATTTAAATACAATAAAGGAAGATAAACTACCTGAAAAAACATTGACAATTTTTATCACTATTTTTATAGGATTAATGTTATTTACGTTGAGAAGTGATATTGATTTGTTAGGAATTTTTAATATCAGTGATTCTCTTCAAAATGTTAGTAAAGAAGCATTAAAAGGGTATAATGGTTTACTAGTTGTTACAACAACCATTTCTTTAATAGGTATAACAGTACAAGATACTTATAAAGGCAATAGAAAAATAAATCTTTTATTAGAGGTTATTGAAATTTGTTATGAAGAGTTTATAGATGAGAAAAATAAATAGTTCGTTTCGTTCTACCAGCCCACTGGAGGACACTGATTGAGTTAGCTGTTAACGCAGCTGCTTGATTGGTGTCCTTTTTATTTTTATTGGAGGTGTCGATATGTTTTGGATGAGTTTATATATCTTTATTGGAGCTGCAGTAGCTGTTTGGCATGATAGCACGGAATACATCTATGAGGATGACACCGAAGAAACGATTTACATGATTATTTTGCTCTTTATCACAATGTTGTGGCCTATATATCTAATTTGGAAGTTGGTGAGAAAGCTTTGAAATATATCTATCAGTGGACAGTTAGCGAATACCGGAAAGATAGACACAGAGGTCCTGTATCACCTATTAAGAGAAGCAAGTATGCTCAGCAATTATTCAATATCGGGGCGGGGTGGAAAGATGAACAAAAAGCAGATTGAGAATCTAATTTACGAGTACCATTGGCGTAAAAAAGAGTTAGATCGATTAGAAAATATGCTTTGGGGTGGATATAGTAAAGGTCCATCTGCTGGATTAGTCGCTCAATACGGAATAGAAGCTGTGCTTCCAAAGCCAAATACATCTATTAAGAGTCAAGCAGAATTAAAGGATATGGATGCCAGGGAAAAGCGTTTGTATGAACGATGGAAAGCGTATGAGAAGAACGTTACTGCAATCGAAATGATGGAAGATTACTTAGAAGATGAGCAACAAGTTATTATTCTGGATTGCATGATGGAGGGAATGAGTTATAGATCTATAGCAGACCATTTAAGTGTTAATCGAAATAAAATAAGAGAAATGAAAGAGGATATGTTAAGCCAAATATGCCAAAAATGCCACTTCTTGCAGGATTTGTTTTCTGAAAAATCTGTAGTATAAAATGGAAGGCAGGACGGAGAGTTGATGATATTTGCTTACTAGATACCCGGCCATCGGTCCTCCTTCTGCTGCGGCCGGGTGGTTATTGTTAAACATTTATAAACAAATGTATAATTAATATGATAATTATTATGTTATAAAGTCATTTATTTTTGGTCATACTATAAATGAGGAGAGGGACAAGTGTCCCTCAGTAATTTTCTTAGGTTAGTTGACCCATATGTGTATATAAATTAAAAGCAAAACGCATACGGGCCAACTAATCGTCAATTTTAAAAGCGGTGTTACAAGTGTCATATTATACTCCTCCTTCCTTGTGCTAATTTTTAGAGGCCTCATATTTTATTATTGACATTTTAAATAATTTTCATTCTGACAACATCCTAAATATGGATGTTTTTTTATTTTTGAAAGGATTGTGTTTCCTTTTGTCGAAACGGTTCGATAAAGGGAGGAGTTTAAAAATGACACTATTAATTGGTTATAGAGGAGAGTTCTTAACAATTCTAATGTCGGATGATAGGGTAACTTACCATGGTGACAAAGTTCATTTTGAAGATGGTAATAACAAATTAATAGAATTGCCGAATATGGGATGGTCAGTTGCATCAGGACTTACAGATTTTATTGATGCGTATAAACTAAAATTAGCCAAAAGTGATATAAGAAGTGTTGAGGATATTGTTAACTCATTCTCTTCGTCGATAAAAACGGCGATTAGTGAGAAGCCATTTTTAAAAAGTGATATAGATAATAGTGAGATCTTAGCTACTTGGTTTGGCACTGAAAGAGATATAAACACGCTTGCTTTTCATATGGGGTTACTTAATAAACATAAAGTTAATGATAATGGTATGGCAGTCTTACAGAGAAATAACATATATATTGGTTTTCCTTATGGATTTAACCACGATAAAATCGAGGAATATAGAAGAAAATATGCTACTTTCAAAGATGAATTAAACCTGTCTAAAATACTTAATTTTTTATTACAGGCTTTTTATGAAATCTCTTCACAATCAGATTACGCAAATACTCATTGCGACATTGGAATTCATATGTTCGATTCTGACGGTATTTATAAAATAAGGATTTCTGGGGAATCAAAAGATTTATTACGTTCTGATGATATTACAAAACATTATGAAATTGTTGATATTATAAAAGCTGATTCCGATTTACATTAATTTGATCGTATTATCATAAGCACTCAATGCGGTGCTTTTTCTTTTGCTCAAAACCAACACAATAAACAGCTGGAGGTGGGTGATGATGTAGATGGCCGACAAGCATAAGCAAGCTGAAAAGGATTATATCAAAGGCATGAAATATAAGGATATTGCTGAAAAACACGGTGCCTCAATTAATACAGTTAAGTCATGGAAACGTCGTTATGGCTGGACTAGAGAAAAGGGTGCACCCAAACAAAAAAGTGTGCACACAAAAAAAGTAGGTGCTCCAAAAGGAAATAAAAACGCATTAGGAAACTCAGGTGGACCGGGTGGACCTGTCGGAAATAATAAGGCAGAGACACACGGTTTTTTTCGTACCATCTTTCCCGATGATAAAGAGACATTGGAAATTGTAGATGCCATTCAACAGAAGTCACCAGTGGATATGCTGTGGGAAAACATCGTGATTAAATACACTGCCATAGCAAGGGCTCAAAAGATTATGTACGTGGAAGATAAAGATGAATTGATCAAACATCTTAAGAAAAAGAAAGATGGAGATACGTTCACAGAAAAAGAATGGGAGTTTCAATATGCATGGGATCGTTATGCTAGTTTTATGACAGCTCAGGCACGGGCCATGAGTGAACTCAGAGGTTTGATTAAGGACTTTTTGCAATTGTCTGGCCAAGACGATTACAGAAGAGCTCAACTTGAAAAGATGCAGCATGATATGAACGTTAAACAGCGTGAACTTGATCTAAAACAAAAAGAAATAGAACAGCGTAATGCTCCACCAGAGAAACCGGATATTAGCGAATACATCAACGCCATGAAAGGTGAAGTAAAGGACGTGTTCAGCGATGAAGAATAAGCGGAATGCGGTCTTTAAGTGGAAACCTTTCTCAAAGAAACAGAAAAAGTTAATTATGTGGTGGATGAAAGAAAGTCCTTATTACGATTATGACGGCGTAATTGCTCAAGGTTCCATACGTAGTGGTAAAACCGTTGCAATGGTGGACTCATTTGTTATGTGGTCACTGGAAACCTTTGATGGTGAGAACTTCATTATGGCTGGTAAGACTATGGGGGCTTTGAAACGTAACGTCTTAGAACCTATGTTTAAGATATTGAATGCTAAAGGGATTCCTTATAACTACATTCGTTCTGATGATCCACGAGTTGAAATTGGCAACAATACCTATTATTTATTTGGTGGTAACAATGAACAGTCTCAAGATACCGTTCAAGGTTTAACAGCTGCAGGTGCTTTTTTAGATGAAGTTGCCTTAATGCCTGAATCATTTGTTACTCAGGTAGAAGGTCGTTGTTCTGTTGATGGAGCCAAGTATTTTTATAACTGTAACCCTAAAGGCCCTTATCATTGGTTCAAAGAGAATTACATTGATAAAGCGAAAGAAAAGCTACTTTTGGACTTACACTTCAAATTAGATGACAACTTATCTCTTAGTGAGCGAGTAAAAGAACGACTCAAACGAATAAAGACAGGTGTTTTCTATAAGCGAGATATCGAAGGTCTTTGGGTAGTTGCTGAAGGTATTATTTATGAGATGTTCGATCATGACAAGCATGTTGTTAAAAAGAATGACAAACTGCCGGCTATACGGAAGTATTGGGTGGCATGCGACTATGGTACTTCTAACGCAACCACGTTTATTCTTCATGGACTTGGAGCTGATGGAAGACTTTATATTCTTGATGAGTACTACCATTCAGGAGCAAAAGAACGGAAAAAGTCCCCGTCAAAATATGCAAAGGATTTTAAAGAATGGATAAGCAAACACAAAATCATGCCGGAACGTATTTTTATAGATCCATCCGCAGAAGGTTTTATATTAGAGCTTTATGCTGTGCTATCACCTCGTCTAAAAAGTCGTATTCAAGCATCGGATAACGAGGTTAAGCGTGGTATTGAGCTTGTGTCATCCATTATTGATAATGATTTATTACGAGTGCATGAACGCTGCGCGAATGTTCTAAAAGAAATCACAGCATATGCCTGGGATGAGAAAGCAGCAGAACGAGGAGAAGATAAGCCGATTAAAGCGAACGATCATTGTATGGACCCTATTCGTTACACAGCGAACGGTACAAGGATGATTTGGCAAGGAAAAGGAATCGCTTAAAGCAAAGGATGTGATGAAATGCCATTACCAGCAGATAATACGAAATTACCGTTTGAAGGCTGGGAAGATGTCTTCCAAAAATATAGTGAATATGCAGCATGGTATTCAGGTGATACAGAATGCTTGAAACGATATTACAGTACATCGGAAGGGAAAGACCGGTTCTGGGCCAATGACCGGAAGGATAAAGTTTTATTGCCTATTGTTAATGAAATAGCCAGGTTATCAGCTGACCTGCTATTCAGCGAGGCTCCAGAGATTAACTTTCAAAATGATGAGACAAAAAAACGCATGGATGAGATTTTAGAACAAAACTTCTTTCAAACAAAAGCTCTCGAAGCTGCTGAAACCCAATCGCCAATGGGCGGAATTTATTTAAAAATAAATTATGACGCTGATAACTATGACTTTCCATTGTTCTCGATTGCTCAACCGGATAATGTCATCCCGGAATTTAGGAATGGATTTTTGGTTGCAGCTGACTTTTTTAAAGACGTCACACCAGCTAAACAATTGGAATCTGCTACACGTTACTGGTTTGTTGAGAGGCGGGAACGAGGGAAGATATTTAACGGCTTATACAGAGGCTCAACTGATAAATTAGGAAAGCGAATAAATTTAGAAACATTAAATTTCACGCAGGATTTAGAAGAAGAAGTCAACACCGGCATTGATGATATTCTCGTTCGCTATGTGCCCAATATGTTGCCTAACCCTCTATGGCGTGGCTCCCAAATTGGTCAGAGTGATATCGCTCAAGCAATAACCTTAATTGAGACATTGTGTGAGACATACTCGGATTGGCGTAGAGAACTAGAGTTAGCAAAGGCACGGATTGTTGTGCCTGAACAATGGTTAGAGCGTTCTGACGATGGTACTTTCAAATTTGATAAGGACCAAGAATTGTTCACAACATTACAAATTGACCCCCTATCTACAAAAGGAGCAAGCGGCTATACAATTGCGCAATTCCAGATTCGTTCAGAACAATACCAGGAGACAGCCCAGAACTTAATTGAACAAATTATCTTTGCAGCTGGATACTCTCCTCAATCATTTGGTTTAAAAGGTGACGGTGGATCCATGACAGCTACTGAAATCAAATCACGTCAAGACCGTACTTATAAGACATTATCGAAAAAACAGCAATACTGGAAGGTGGCTTTAGAAGACATTTTTCATCTCATGCTTGAAGTGGATAATAAACACTTAGGAAACCAAACTACGGTCGAACGTCCAAAGGTTGTCATGTCTGATAGCTTAGAGACGGACATTAAATCATTAGCTGAAACTATAAATCTCCTTAACCGTGCTGATGCTATAACAAATGAAATGAAAGTTAAATGGCTGCACTCGGATTTGAGTGAGGAAGAACAACAGGAAGAAATTGAACGATTGAATCAGGCGCAAGGTTTAAACGCTCCAAATCCAATGCAGGTCGGAATGAGTTAGGTGATAAACAATGGCGATATCTCCCAATAGTCAAGAAAAGAAAGCTGTAGAAATTGGCCGTATTTATGCTGATGCAGAAAATCGCATCTTACGCCAGATAGCTAGACGTTTAGCTCAAGGTATTGATGAACATGGATGGCGTGAGAAAAAAATAACCCAATTCCGAAACATCCGCCAATCTATTGAAAAAGAAATCGAGAATTTAGATGAACTAACAGAAAAAGAGCTTAGAAAAATTCTTACAGAAGCATATGGGGGTGGGATGAAGTCGGCTGATGCAGATATTCGGGCTTTGGTGCAAGAAGGACTTGATGATACGAATATCACCTTAAGCTCTAACGCATCTGTATCCGGTGGGTTTGGAGCCGTTAACCAACAGGCGGTAGAGGCTCTTGCGGCTGAAACAGTCGACCTTCTTAAACGTTCTCATGTTCAAATTTTACGAAATACAGAGGATCAGTATCGCAATGTTGTATCCCAAAATATTGGTGATGCGGTTATTGGAGCCGAAACGAGAAGACAAGCTACCCAACGTATGTTAAACGAGTTTGCTGATAAAGGTATTTCAAACTTTGTTGACAAAGCTGGTAACCATTGGGAAATGCAATCCTATACTGAAATGGCCACAAGGGCTTCATTAGGAAGAGCGGCAATAAACGGTCATATGAATAGTATGCAAGATAACGGAATGGATTTAGCTATAGTCTCTGATCATCCAGATGAATGTCCGGATTGTAAACCTTGGGAAAGACAAATCTTATCTATTAGCGGAGAAGATACTCGTTATCCTTCCGTGAGTGATGCTGAGGCAGATGGTCTTTTTCATCCTGGTTGTGGTCATACGCTAAATGCTTATGTGGAAGGTTTAACCAAAGTCGAAACACCTGAGTCTGATGGTGCTGGATATGAAGTAAAAAAACAGCAGCGTTACAATGAGCGTCAAATCCGTAGATGGAAGAGAAGGGAGTCTGTGGCTATGGATGAGGCGGAACAAAAGAAAGCAAAAGCGAAAATCCGAGAATGGCAAGCGAGAAATCGTAAACTTGTTGAAAATAATAACTTGCGTCGTAAATATGAGCGTGAGCAAATTAAGAGGGCGAGGTGATTAAATGAAAATCCTAATTAAACACATCGACATCGCTTATCAGGATATCACAACTTTTGACGACTCAGAACCAGAATTAACCCCTGTTGATGTTGACATCCACTATGAGATGTATAAAGGTCAGAACACCATGCCTGGTAAGATGACCCTGGCATTTAGTGAATACGAATCTATGAATCATTATGAGTTAGTTCATCATGTTCAACAGGAACTACAGCAACACCTACAAGCGTTTGAACATGATAAACAATAGGTAATCCAGCATAAGTTTTGGGCGCACGTCTCATATCAACAAAACCGGTTTTTTCATGACAAAATTTAACTGAACAAATAGACCCGAGTAATATTTTACTGGGTTTTTTCTTTGCTCTTTTAACAATTCCTATATGCCTATTAATCTCAACCGTAACGGAGTACATTACATGTTTCATATACCCTTTTTTATAGTTTTTAGGGACAAAGAAAGGGAATTCAGACATGAGTTATCACACCCTTTCTATTAGTCTATCAAATATTAAAGTAGGTGTATGGCTTTGTTCAATATTTGCAACCCCTATCGTGAGACTCGTTAGGGGTTTTATTATGCAAAAATTTTGCCCAGGAGGCAGAAAAGGAGTGAGTCCAGGTGACTATAAACAACGAAAGAACGTTTTATAAAAATCTATTACCTTTGAATCTACAATTCTTTGCCGAAGGTGGCGAAGGAGGCCAGGGCGGAGAAGCTGGCTCTGGAGAAGGAGGTAGTGGAGAGGGTGGTCAAGGTTCTGGATCCGGAGAAGGCGGAACTAGCCAAGGCTCAGGTGGCCAAGGTCAAACCGGATTTAGCAAAGAATATGTGGAAGATTTGCGCAAAGAAGCAGCAAATTATCGAACCAAGCTCCGTAACCTGGAAGGTAAGACGGAAGCTCAAAAGAAAGATGCAGTCAAGGAAACACTATCAGCTGCTGGTCTGGATTACGATGAGAATAAGTCCCTGGAGGACAACATTCAACGTGTGACAGACTTCAAAAACTCAGCTGAAAAACGTGCAAATGACCGTCTGATTCAAGCAGAGGCAACTCTATTAGCTGGTGATTTAGGTGTCAATAGTAAAGCTGTTGGTGACATTTTGAAGTTGATGGATAAGTCGAATGTAAAAGTAAATGAAGATGGAAAAGTTGAAGGTTTAAAAGATTCTATGGAAGAGTTCATAAAAGAACGTCCTTATTATCAAACCGAAAAAAAGTCATCCAAAGGTGGCGTAGATTTTTCAAGAGGTTCACAAGGAAACATGAGTATGAACGACCTAATTCGCAGAAAAGCAGGATACTAAGAAAGGGGAATTAATTTATGCCAATTATTGATCGTAACGGAGCAGAAACTTTAATTAATGAGGAGTTATCACGTGAAATTATTCAAGGAGTAACGCAACAATCTTCAGTGATGCAGCTGGGAACACGAGCTCCTAATATGTCTACAAAACAGCGAAAGGTACCTGTTTTATCTCAGTTACCTACTGCGTATTTTGTTGATGGTGACACAGGTAAAAAACAAACAACTCAACAAGCATGGGATAAAAAATATTTTGTAGCAGAGGAATTAGCGGTTATTGTGCCAATTCCAGAAGCTGTGTTAGATGACAGCGACTATGATATCTGGGGTGAAGTTCGTCCACGAATTGAAGAAGCTATGGGACTAACTTTTGATAAAGCTGTGCTTTATGGGACGAACGCACCTGCGGAATGGCCAACTGATTTGTTGGCAGGGGCAACTTCAGCAGGTAATACGGTAGCTTTAGGTACTGGATCTGATTTATATGATGATCTATTAGGTGAGGATGGAACCATCTCACTTATTGAAGAAGATGGATTCATGGCAAATGGACATGTTGGTGCTATGAATATGCGCGGAAAGCTGCGTGGACTTCGTGATGCTGATGGTCAGCCATTATTTAAGTCAACAATTCAAGAAAACACGCGTTACCAGTTAGATGGTGAACAAATCATCTTTCCTCGTAATGGTGCAATTGATTCAGCTCAATCACTTTTATTCTCTGGGGACTTTAGTCAGTTGGTATACGCTATGCGTCAGGACATTACGTTTAAGCTGTTAGATCAAGCTGTTATTCAAGATTCTGACGGTTCTATTCTTTATAACTTAGCACAACAAGACATGGTTGCCTTGCGCGCGGTTATGCGTCTGGCTTGGCAGATTCCTAACCCAATTAACCGTCTGAATACTGATAGTGCTACACGCTATCCATTTGCAGCACTAACACCAGCAGAAACGACAGCATAATACTTATAACAGAGCAGGACTACGGTCTTGCTCTTTAATTTTATGAATAGGAGGTCATTTTTTGAAAGTAAAAATGAATGTTCAAACAACCTTTCAAGGAAAGGTGTTAAAAAAGGGCGAAGAATATGACGTTCAAAAGAAATTCGCAAAGCGATGGTCAGAGCGACGATTAGCTGTGATTACCGATACAAATCAAGAAGATGATGATCAACGTTTAGAAGAATTAAATATTACACCTTCAGGTAGTGGATGGTATGAGTTGCCGAATGGTGAGAAAATCCAGGGTAAAGATAAGGCGATTGAAGCAGCTGAAGAGTTAATTAAAGAAACAGCTGAAGAGAATGATGGAGGAGAAGAGGTGACGGATGATGAAAGTCAAGATGAACACTGAGACCGTCTATAAGGGGAAAAGGCGTATTCCTGGCGAAACCTATGATGTGGATACGTTTGTAGGGAAACAGTGGATTAAGAAAAAAGTTGCTACTGAAGTGAAAGGTCCAGCTAAAAAGACTTCTAAGGAGTCTAAGAAGTAGGTGATCTTGTATGATCTATGCAACGGAACAAGATTATAAAGACTTTACAGGTCAAACCGCCCCGAGCAACTTTGCTCGTTTAGCGGACAAGGTAAGCAAAATAGTTGACCGATTAACACTCAATCGCATTGATCAAGATGATAACAACCATATCGAAGCAGCTAAAAAAGCTGTTTGTGCTCAAATAGAATTTGAATTGTCTATTGATGATAACCTTGCGAATATGGACAATGTAAGTTCATTTACCGTCGGCTCATTTTCCATGAACTTTGGCGGGGATGGTCAAACCTTTAAAAAGCTATGTCAAGAAGCCTACACTTATTTGTTTGACCAAGGTCTGTTATATAGGGGGGTGTCTTCCTAATGATGAAGATACCTCCTTTTTTATTGCCTCACAAAGCAACCGTCGAACCTTATTTAGGTGACGGAGCTTATGGTCCGCAATACGGTCCTGGTGTGGATTATAAATGCCGGATTGAATACAATCGTCAGCTTGTTCGTGATACTGAAGGTCGGGAAGTCACGTCAAATACGCAAGGTACTTTTGAGTATAAGGGTGAAAAAATCCCTCCTGAGTCTAAAGTTACTTGGATTGACGAAAACAACCAGGTCATTGATGAATTTATCGTAATATCAGCCCCTCCTCAAACTGCTTTAAAAAACGTATCGCATATTGAGGTACGGATGTAATGGCAAGTTATAAATGGCGTGGAAATGAAGTGGTGAAGAAGGCGCAAAAAGCACGTGAACGTGGAGTAACTGAAGCTACCGAATTTGTTCTGGACGAATCAAACAAACGCGTACCACATGACGAAGGCCCTTTGCAAAACTCAGGTACTACTCATGTAACAAAAGGCGGGCGTGAAGCTTCTGTCAGTTATAACACACCTTATGCTGTACGACAGCATGAAGCAACTCACTATAATCATCCTAACGGACGTGAGGCGAAGTATTTAGAGAACGCCGTAAAACAAAATCGAAAACAAGTTCAAAAGCATATTGAGAAATCAATTAAACGAGCGTTGGAGGGGTAGATAAGGTGCTGGAAACAGAAATAGCTGTTTATTTGGATAACCTAGGGATATTAACATTCGATGAAACAGGCTTAAGTGGGAATACTTTTATAAACACCATACCTTCTCAAACTGACGAAGTGATTGGAATCTATTTAAAAGGTGGTTCTGAACCGGATATCTGGAATGACTATCGTTCACCAGGTATGCAGTTTATTGTCAGAGGAACAGAAGACCCACGGTGGGCGAATCAAAAATCAGAAGAAATTTATGAAACACTTAACGGATTAAGTTCCATCCAGTTAGGTGTTTTTTATTTAGTCAGTTGTTTTGGAGAACAAAGCAGTGCTGTTCACATTGGCCAAGACAGTAACGGACGGCATGAATATAGTATCAATTTTCAATTAGAAATAACGAAGGAGGCTTCATAATATGCCAAAGCGTAAAGTTTTAGCTCGTGATTGGACATTAGAAGTTCAAACCGAAACAGATGAAACAAGTGGAGAGGCTATTTATGTTCCTATATTAGGGCTAAATACACTAACATTTAGTAGTGAAAAAGAGGATGCTGACACCACATCCTTTGATAGTAATGGTCACAATGAACATTTACCAGCTTCACGTGGTAACTCGTTAACTGCAGAAGGGTTATATTTAGTTGATCCTGAAACAGGTGAGAGAGATCCAGGTCAAGAAGCCGTCGAAGATTTAGCTGATCAAGTAGGACCGGACGGTTTAGGTAATTTTAAGTTAACAGACCCGGGCGGTAATGTTCGTGAATTTAGTGCCTCAGCTAACCTTAGTGATCAAGGTGGCGGAAATACGGACCCTACCTCTTGGGGGGCTGAATTAACCGTTAGTGGTGCAATAACAAAAACAACAGCAGTATAGGAGGAAGTAGAACATGGGTATGAAAGATTTTGATGCATATTTTTCAGAAACGAAAAAGGAACCTAAACAGTTTAAAGTAAAAGGTGAAGTTTTTACCCTTCCTGAATCATTGCCAGCTGTCATTATGTTTAAAGTGATGCGTATGCAGAGCCATAAAGGGGCAGATGGTGACGTCTCCACTCAAGAAGCTATGGATATGATGGAGCATGTATTTGGGAAAGAAACAAATGAACGTTTACTTGAAACAGGAATTGGGTTTGATGAATATCAGGAAATATTAAAATGGGCAATGAATGAGTTGAGTGGAATGGGGGAGCAGAAATCAACAGAGGGACAGGCTCAGAAGCACATACCAACAACAACGAAATCAGTGACATCTTAGGGCAATGGCCTTATATTGAGGCAGATTTTCAGCGGGAATATCGCATTGATTTAACAACGGATATCCATGATATGACTGCACGAAGGTTCTTCTCTCTGTTGAAAGGATTAAGCTCAGACGCAATGTTACGTGTGATGTTGCGTGAGGAAAATCAAGTTATAGAAAACCCAGAAGCAGCTGTAAGAGCAGTAGAGAGAGTTTGGGGTTAAAGAGGGCTATGTTTGGCTCTCTTTTTTTATTTGTTAAAGAAGGGAGGGTGACACATGGCTCTCAAAGTTGGAGAACTATATGCATCACTTGGGTTGGATGACAAAAACTTCGAAAAAACAATGAAACAGAGTGAAAGTAAGTTTTCATCATTTGGAAAGAATTTAGGAAAAATAGCTGGAGCGGCTGCTGTAGGTTTAGGTTCAGCAGTGGCGGGCGCGGGTGCAGCCATGGGTGGTTTGGTTGCTCATGCAACATCAGCAAGTGCTGAAATTAATAAATTCTCGCAAACGGCTGGAATGAGCATGGAGGCATTTCAAGAATGGGATTATGTTGCTAAGAACTTTGGATTCAGTATGGAACAGGCTGCCGGAGATATCGCTATGTTTTCAGAAAGAGCAATGGACGCTGCAAAAGGAACTGGCGAAGGTGCTGAATTATTTAAAGAATTAGGCGTTGCAGTAACCGATAATAATGGCCAATTAAAATCTCAGGAGCAATTATTTAATGAGACCATCGGAGCCCTTCAAGGGATGGAGAATGTCACAAAGCGTAATGCTTTGGCTACAGCTATTCTCGGAACAACCGGCGAGGAATTAGCACCTGTGTTAAACATGACAAACAAAGAGCTTGAAAACATGAAAGGAAATGCCAACGTTATTAGTGAGGACCAAATCAAACAAGCTGAAAAATTCAGGTTGGGTTGGCAGCAATTAAAAAATCAATTTTCGACTGTGGGTACTCAAATCGGTGTTGAATTAATGCCTATGTTTCAATATCTATTTGAATGGATCAACGAAAATATGCCAATGATCCAGGAGGTTATTCAAGTAGCTTTCGATATTATTAGGTCTGTGATTAGTAGTGTCGTGACAGCTGTACAAACTGTCATCACGTGGTTCCAGACATGGTTTACTACAAATCAAGAAACTATGCAAAGCATTTGGGAAACGATTCAAACCGTGCTTACGCAAGTTAAAGAATTTATTATGACCACCTGGAATAACATTAAGCAATTCTGGCAGCAAAATGGCCAACAAATTATGCAGGCAGTCCAAAATGCCTTTTCTTTGATTCAGTCTATCATTCAAACGATTATGCCAGCTGTGCTTTTTATTATCAAAACAGTTTGGGAGAACATTAAAGGCGTAATCAACGGAGCACTAAAGGTGATTATGGGAATCATCGAAGTATTTACAGGTATTTTTACCGGTGACATATCTAAAATGTGGGAAGGTATAAAAAGTCTCTTCTCAGGAGCACTTCAAGCGATTTGGAATCTTTTTAACTTGATGATTGTAGGAAAGGTAGTAGCCCTCATAAAATCATTCGCAAAGATTGGAATTAGCTTGATAAAGAGATTTATCACAAACATTGTCAGTTTCTTCAAAGGATTGGCAAACCAAATAGGCAATATCATTCCTCGCATGTGGAATGCCGCAATCAATCAGTTTAAAGTAGCGAAAACACGAGGACATAATATAGTTAACTCCTTAAAAAATGCCGTAACGTCTTCATTTAAAGCGTTAAAAAGACAAGTGAAATCCATATGGAATTCTATAAAAGACGCTATTATTAAACCTATTAAGAACGCTTTAAATTTATTGAAAAATTTAGGAGGTTCTTTTTTATCGGCAGGTAAGGGTCTAATTAATCAAATGGTAAAAGGGATAAAGAATGCAGCTGGAAAAGCAATTGATGCCGTGAAAAACATTGCGGATAAGGTGCGTAATTTTCTTCCTTTCAGCCCGGCTAAAGAAGGGCCATTATCGGACCTTGACAAACTCGATTTTGGCGGTCCTATTAAGGACTCAATTAAACGATCGTCTAGAGGGGTTCAAAACCAATTATCAAGAATGTTGCAACCTCCTGAAGTTGGAAACCTAATGATGGAAAACGGAACTCAAAACATGAATAAAATTGATAATATTAGTTCTGGTCGACCAAATATAGGACAAAAACAACAAATGCCACAAACATCCAATATATCATTAGTTCTCGGAGGTCAAGAATTCGAAGCTCACGTAGATGACATCACAAAAACTCAGGAACAGAAAAAGTACCGTTTGAAAAAGAAAAGGGGGTGAGGGCGGATGCTATTTAATAATATTGATGTTAATTCTTATATGGATATTAAGGAAATTAATGGACGTGGACTTACAAACTATGAGCTCTCAATTATTGAATCTTCTTTTCGAGATGGAGGTATTGTTCAACGGAAAAGAAGATCCCCCAGAACCTTGGATATAAGTTATCAAGTAATAGGTTCGACTCGTTCAGAAATTAGACAAAATATAGATGAATTAAATGGTATTTTTAACGTAAATCACGATGTACCTATTGTCTTTCCGGATGAATCAGATAAAACGTACTTTGGTCAACCAGAGTCTAACAGCGAAGGGCAGGAATTGTTTTTTATGCATGAAGGTTCATTTAGAATCGTTTGCCCTGACCCAGATAAGATAGGACAACAAAAGCAAAGAACCGTAGATGGCAACTCATTCACATATAGAGGTACATCTCCCACTTTTCCAATCATTACAGTTGATTTTTCAGAATCAGCAAGCTCATTTGAAGTCAGTAATCAAGATGGGGAGAGGGTAAAAGTTAATTATGATTTCCAGAACGGGGATGTATTAGAACTTAATTTCTCGACTCAGAAAATTTCTATTAATGGGAATGTCCAAATGACCGCATTAGCTTGGACTATAAGTAAATGGTTTTCAATCAAACCAGGTGAAAACACTTTAACATCTACCCAACCAGCTGACATGACCTATAAAGTGAGGTGGCAGTGATGATTTATGTTTTTGATCAAGATGATAATCTATTAACCTCACTTAGCAATGATAGTGATGAGACATGTCCGTATGAATCACCTTATTTAGATGATTTGCTAAATGAAACAACTGAATTTGAGTTCACAGTGCCTACTAGTCACTTTGATAGTCAATATATCAAAGGTGAAAATCAAGTTGCGGTTCAAGATATAGATGGTGTTTGGCGTTTATTTGTAATCAAAGAACTTGATGAAAACCTTGATGAAATAACCGCCATTTGTATTAGTGGTATGAATGAAATAACTGAAACACGGATTGAAGATAAGCGTCCTCAAGATGCTACAGCTGAAGCTGCTTTATCAATAGCATTAGAAAGAACAAGATATCAACCGGGGATAGTTGCTGAATTAGGAGTGAAAAGTACTAATTTTTATCGGATCAGTGCTGCTAAATCTGTCGAGAAAATTACTAATACTTGGGGTGGTGAAGTTCGAGATCGAGTTGAATTTGATGAATCAGGTATTACAGGTCGATACATTGATTTATTAACACGTCGTGGAGCAGACACTGGTCATCGTTTTGAAGTGGGTATGGATATTGAAAGTGTAGAAGTCACCATTCAATCTTATCCCATTACTGCCCTATATGGTTATGGTAAATCACTAGAGACCGACAACGGTGGTTATACACGCCATATTAATATTGCTGATGTTGAATGGAGTACAGCAAATGGTGATCCAGTTGATAAGCCAATAGGTCAAACATGGGTTGGTGATCCAGATGCTTTAGCAAGATGGGGAAGGTTAAAAGATGGTGAACGAATCCACCGCGAAGGTGAGTTCGTTGATTCTCAAGAAGAAGACCCAGCACGCTTATTAGAGAAAACATGGACGAAACTTCAAGGCTCTACTGAACCTAATATTAATACCAAAATGACCGTTAGAACATTAGAACATATATCAGGCTATGAGCATAAAAAGGTACGTTTAGGTGATACCACACATGCCTTTATTGAAGAGTTAGATATTGTAACGGAGCAACGTGTTATTCGTCACCGTTACAACATTGATGACTTTTCCGATGCCGAAGTTGAAATTGGAGACCCAATCTTAACAGACAATGAATCTGAACGTCTTGAACAAGTTGAAAGTAAATTAACCGAAAAAGAAGGCTTGTGGGATAAAAGTAGTGAGATAACAGATGAAAGCTTTCCTGATGAAGTTCCACCTGTACCAAGTAATTTTACAGCTAATGGATTATTTAAGATTATTCAACTCATGTGGGACTATAATCCATCATCTTATATTGCAGCTTACGAAGTTTATGCGTCACAAGTAAAAGACTTTGTTCCTGACAGTTCTAATTTAGTTTGGAGAGGAAAGTCAGGGGGATATAATCATGAAGCGAATACTGATGAACAATGGTATTACCGATTAAGAGCAGTAAATACTCATGGTACTCCAAGTGATTATACGGAAGAATTTACTGCTACTACAGCGAGAGTACAAGATATTGATATTGCAATAGGTGCAGTTAATGCTGAAAAGTTAGCAGATTTAGCAGTAACTGCTGAAAAGTTAGCTGATGCTTCTGTTAAAGAAACCAAAATTGCAAACTTAGCGGTAGGAAACGCAGCTATTCAAAACCAAGCGGTTACTAATGCAAAGATAGCTAATTTAGCGGTATCTACTGCTCAACTACAAGATGCAGTAGTAACTAATGCTAAAATCGCAGATTTAGCCGTGGATGGGGCGAAAATAGCAAAAGCGACTATCACTGATGCGCATATTAATGAACTTAGTGCTAATAAAATAACTTCAGGTTATTTATCCACTGAACGTTTAGTTGTTGGGGATTTCACTAACTTATGTCCCGAACCTACTTTCTCCCGTTTCGGAGACGAGTGGACGGGAAGTGTAGTAGGAATAAGTAGTGGTTCTTCGACAGACCCTACACAGCAAATAGGAGAACAAACCGGAAGAAACGCTTATACTAAAAAATGGTTTCCGGTAATAGAGGGAGAACAGGTATTAGTTAATTATCAAGCATGGTCTAATGAAAGTAGCCAAACGTTCGGGGTTGGGTTGCAAGTTAAATTCAAGGACGGTAGTACGCAACATCTAATGGGTACGTCTATAAGCCCTAGTATGGAAAAGAACGCTAAAAGAACCGCGACGATTACAATACCTACTGACGCTGTAGAGGCTCGTACGTGGACGTTGATAAATGCTAGTAGTAACTTTGGCCATTGGTACTTCACGAATGTCGAAGTCAGAAAAATGATAGGAAGCGCCTTAATCAATGATTTAACCGCCGATAAAATATCCACAGGAACACTTAAAGGGGTGAGTTTGGTAAGTACAAACGGAGCCAACTCCGTAGAAATTTCAGACGGTGCTATAAAGTCTAAAATTGACGGTCGAGATATGATAAATATCTCTAACTACGAGGCATACTTCTATGATAGTGGTTCTGACTACGGATTAAGGGGTACTATGGGCGCTGCATGGAAGTCAGAGGATACCTCAAAAAGAGGTTTTGGAATTGTCAATTTCGGTGATTATTTTTCCATAGCGGAATCAGAAACTCAAAACCATCATATGAACTTTTATAATGTTGACCTAAAGAACCGATCCTCTATTTTAGCTGGCTCCCCAAGAAAAGACGGATACTGGGACGGCGTTTTACGTTTGCGTTCAACTTATACGGCTAATTGGGGCGGGGTTTTCAATAATAACGTTCCTTCTATCGATATTTTAAACTACGATTCTACTAACTACGACTGGGGTGGAGTTCACGTATATACAGGACGTAGTAGCGATTCCCCTGGTGAGGATAACGAACGTTTCGGCTTTGAAGTTTGGCAGTATACAGGGGAATTAAGTGGAACCGCTGAACAATTACTTAAAATAGACAGAGCGGATGGGTCCACTTTTACAGGAGTGTATACAGACGAAGCCTACCTCCCTATAGACACATGGATAGATACTAACGGTGATTATGTGCACGCGGTAGGTCTTCGCGTTGACGGTAATGTCGAGAGCGAAAGAGGCGCACTTAATAACAATGGTGTTATATTTATAGATCGTTGGGAAATCCCTTTTACCTCGGGATCTAACCACGGGGATTACACCTTCAGCAGTGCACAAAACATCTTCGCCGTATTCGTGCAAATAGAAGGCGCGTGGAGTAACCATATGTTAGCAAGAGCCGAGAATGTTAGCAATACAGGGTTTCGAATGTACGTAAGAAATATTACAGGGGACACCGGTGCTGATAATAGAACCTATAATGTTAACGTTATGATAGTCTATGAGCCAGCAAATTAATTAAAAGGAGGCTATTGCTTGATAAAAAGACGGGAAGTAGCTAACGTCAACTATATGGAAGGGCTTGACGTGTCAATAGGAAATAACGCGGTAACTATAAGCCCGGGAATGATACAAAATAAAGATAACCCTAGCTACTTTGAAAAAACAACTTTTAATTTAGAACCGGACGAGTCATTACCGGTTCTTTATGACCTTTATATATTAACCGATGAGAATACATTCTTTTTTAGCTTGGAAAAGACATATTTGGATGATGAATTCCCTCCATCATATACAGGAGAATATAAATTATTTCATATGTTTATAAGTATTGAAGTAAAACCTGATGGAAGTAAAGAAGGACATGTTACCCGAATAGTAAAACCAAAGCCAGCAAAAAGGCATAAGAGAGATTTACAAGAAAAGGATGATTAATTATCAAGCTAGAGCCAAAAGAGAAAAATATAGGTGTAAAGAACAAGGCGAAGAAACAAAAAAATCAAAAAGGAAAGGGAGAACTCGCTAATTATGAAGAGTTAGTAAAGCGTATAGAGCAACTAGAAGAAGCTATATATGGTAAACAGTCAAACCTTTCTATGTAAATAAAATAAGGGGTGTTTTAAAGTGTTTAAGATCAAAAACGTTTATTTAAAGGAAGCAGCGGAACTTCTTTTTAACTTGACTTTGAAAGGCAAGCAATCAAGGCATAGAACAAAGCTTGTCAATATAATGTCTGACCGTTTAAAAGAAGTGGAAGAACAACGCGTTAAATTAGCAAAAGAGTATAGTTACGTAGACGAAAAAGGTAATCCGAAGGAAGAAAATGGCCGGTTTCAAATTGAAGACCATGTAGGTTTTCAAAACGAAGTAGAAGAGTTATTTAACGAACACTTAGTTGTAGAAGGGGAAGACAATAGAATTATGCTACAAACTGTAGCTGACGCTTTGTTAAAAACTGACGAAGAGTTTAGTGGTCAGGAAGCACAGGTTTACGACTATTTATGTCAGCAGTTTGAAGACGCCAAGTAAGGCGTATTTTTTATGCGTACATTTAATTTACAGAAATCGAACAAACTTATAACTTGTAGTTAATATGGATATGCTACATTAAAATAACCTTCTAACAAGTTGAGGTGAATCCATGTTTAAAAGAATTTTAAATTTCTTTCAAACAGATCCGGAAATTGAATTCGATGACTTAGAAGAAGTGGAGTATGGCGAAGAGTTAGATGGAAGATTTGGTGAAGAAGTAGTATATGAAGATGGCTATAACGATTTCATTTAA